CCTAAAAATACCCCCGGCGGGACTTTTAGTGCAATGTTTCTACCCCGGAAGCCGCGGTAACTACCTCGTAAGGAGAGACATGACAGTCAGTAGTAGTCCCGAAGGCAAGTCGTACGCCGTATTCACGGCAACTGGAGCTCACACGGGCGGTCCGCTCGAGCCGATCACGCTCTACAGCTCCTCCGGAGCGGTTCTTCCCGTGGTCACGAAGCAGGCGGCCCAGGCTGACACCGTTGCGGCCGACCTGGCGGCGCTGAAGGTCGACTTCAACCTCCTCCTCGCCAAGCTTCGACTGGCCGGGATCCTCAGCTAGCACTTCTCGAAGGGAGTTGACGAATGACCGCCGAAAGGAAGACCTCTGGGGCTAAAAGAGGGCGGCCAGCCACAACTCCCGAAGCTCGAGAGAACCAGATGGTTGCATTGGCGATCGATCTCGCCGAAAAGCAGCTAAGAGACGGCACTGCCTCTGCTCAGGTTATTTCTCATTTCGTGAAGCTCGGTTCTTCACGAGAACGACTTGAGCAAGAGCGTTTGACCAGAGAAAACGAACTGTTGGCTGCCAAATCCGAGGCTATGGCTTCGCAGGCTCGAGTGGAAGCGATGTACGCTGAAGCTTTGAATGCCATGAGGACCTATGCTGGTCATGAGCCGATCAGCACTCCGGATGACTACGATGATTAGGACTTATTCCGAACTGAGAAGGCTCGAAACTTTCAAAGAACGCTATCGGTACCTAGCGTTGCATGGTCAAGTTGGAGAATCAACCTTCGGATTCGATCGTTGGATGAACCAACAGTTCTATCGATCCACCCAATGGAAACAGATTCGAGACCACGTCATTGTCCGAGACAACGGATGTGACTTGGGCGTTCGGGACTACGAGATTCATGACCGGATCACGATCCATCACATGAACCCGATTTCCGCGGCGGATCTTTCCAACGGAGACCCAGCCATACTCGACCCCGAGTTCCTAATCGCGGTTGCTCATATGACCCACAACGCCATCCACTACGGCGATGAGACTTTGCTTCGAAGACCTCTCGTCGAACGTAAACCAGGCGACACAAAGTTGTGGTAATCGAAGGAGGAAAAATGAACGAGACTGCAAGCGGTCTTCCACTCGACCCACACGGTCACACAGAAGACCCGGAGGACAACATCGGCGAGGAGCTCCCCGATCCCTGGGGAGACGGCCTCAATCACGACTGGTTGGCGCTCGACGATACACCGAAGGAGGTGTCTGGCAAATGAACTGGGTGGTGGTTCCAAATCTGCTCGAAGGCCTCGATCAGCTCAACGATCGCTTCTCGAATCGAGCCAAGGGCGCCGAAGGTACGATCGGCGACACGTCGCATCAGGCTTCGGCCTCGAGTCACAACCCGGACGAGACCGGAAATCCGGAGTACTCGGACCACGACGGTGTGGACGAGGTTCGGGCGGCCGACTTCGACAAGAACCTGAACGACGACCACGGCGTGACGATGGAGCAGGTGGTCCAGCTCTGGATCGGCCTCGCGCGCTCGGGCACGATGTGGTGGATCCGGTACTTCATCTACGCCGGTCGGATCTGGCATCGTCGTGACGGCTTCGTCACGCGCAAGTACAACGGCAGCAACCAGCACTACGACCACGTGCACGTGAACTCGGACTTCACGCAGGCCGCGGATGCCATCCGGGGTACCAACTGGCACCTGGCCGGTTTCGGTGGTTCCGGCGGCGTGATCGTGGTCGGTGCTCCTCAGCCCAACCTGCTGGTTGTCGACAAGGAGCTCGGGCCCAAGACCATCACTCGATGGCAGCAGGTCATGAAGACTCCGGTGGACGGTAAGATCAGCACACCGAAGTCCGACCTGATCCTGGCGGTCCAGCGGCGCATCAACAACCAGATCCATTCCGGTCTCTCTGAAGACGGCGAACTCGGCCCGAAGACGATCCGTGCCCTTCAGCGCTACCTCGGTTCTCCGCAGGACGGCGTGATCTCCAAGCCGAAGTCCGAAGTCGTCGGCGCCATTCAACGCAGGCTGAACGAAGGCTGGTTCTAACCACATCAAGGGAGGTGTCTCACGTGAGCTCGCCAAGCATCCTAACTAGCGTAAAGAAGATCTTGGGTATCGACGAAAGCTACGAAGCCTTCGATTTCGATATCATGATCCATATCAACACGGTCTTCGGAACGCTCAATCAGTTGGGCATCGGTCCCGAAGACGGTTTCGAGATCGAAGATGCGACGCCCACGTGGGACGCCTTCACTGGTGGCGATCCTCGCCTCAATCCAGTCAAGACGTATACATATCTCAGGGTTCGTCTGCTCTTCGACCCCCCAACAACTTCATATCTCATCGACGCTACTCACAACCAGATCAAGGAATTCGAGTGGCGTCTAAGCACATACCGGGAAGGCACCGGTTGGACCGATCCGTCCGGAATCCAAGTGCTCGAGCCCATTCTCGATGGCGGTACTCCTTAGGAGGGGTGATGCAGTTATTCAAATTCCAACTCCGTCGGGGTTTCGCTGCTGAATGGACGTCGCACAATCCGATTCTGGCTGCGGGAGAACCGGGTCTCGAGAGCGACACTGGGAAGCTGAAGATTGGGGATGGGGTTCACCACTGGGTGGATCTTATCTACTATTTTCGCTCCGATCAGGTCGACGCTCTGATCACCCAAGCGATCGCCGACGCCACCTTCGAGGGCGTCCCAGGTCCTACGGGTCCAACAGGCCCTACTGGAGCCACAGGTGCTACGGGTGCGACCGGTTCGAAAGGCGACAAGGGCGATCCAGGAGACGATGGTGTCATTGGATCGGATGGAACCGATGGTCTCTCCGCCTACGAAGTCGCAGTCAACGCGGGTTTCGTCGGAAATCAAGCCGCTTGGTTGGCCTCTCTTGTCGGGGCGCCAGGGGCTACAGGTGCCACGGGATCAGCGGGCGCAACAGGAGCGACCGGGGCCACAGGAGCAGCAGGTTCCGCGGGCGCGACCGGTGCTACAGGCGCCAAAGGTGACAAGGGCGATACTGGTGACCAAGGACAGCACGGAACGGATGGCGACAACGCCTATCAAGTAGCTGTCGCCAACGGTTTCGTTGGTACTCAGTCTGCTTGGCTAGCCTCGTTGGTTGGACCTCCAGGCTCGACCGGTGCTACAGGCTCGACCGGTGCAACCGGCGCTACAGGATCCGCAGGCTCGACAGGTGCAACCGGCGCCACGGGTCCACAAGGTCTTCCCGGAGGTCTGCACCCCAAGTCAGGAAAGTGGTCTTCGGTTCCGAGCGGTTTCGTCGGGGCTACTTTGTCTACGGGAACCAACAACGAATTCTGTGTCCCGATGCCGGTCGAAGTCGGCGGAACAATCGCCGCTCTGTCTGTCGAAGTCACAACCGCTGCGGGAGCCGGTGGAAAAGTTCGTCTCGGAATTCGAACCGCGGGCGCTGACGGTTTCCCGGGTAACAGTAGCCTGCTCTACGATGCCGGACAGATTGACAGTACAAGCACTGGCTCCAAAGAGTTGACTCTGGCAACTCCGCAGGCTGTCGCCACAGGAACTATGTACTGGGTTTCCGTCACAGGACAGGTTTCTAGTTGTAGCTTGCGAGCTATTGGCTCGAGCAACCCGTACGTCTACGACACGGCGTCTCCGACGGGGACTCAGAGCTCGGCATCGCTTCTTCAGACTGGAGTTTCCGGAGCACTCGGAGCCAACTTCGCGGCTTCAGCTTCGGACAACGGTCCAAAGGTCGGCGTAAAGTGGCAGTAAGGAGGTATTGATGAAAACCCTCGACGAAATCCTCGCCCATCACGGAATCAAGGGGATGAAATGGGGAGTCCGAGGTGGCATGCCTTCTTTGGCAGCCCCAGCGTCCCAAGACCACATGAACGTCCAAGTGATCAAGGGTAAGGCCAAATCTGGTGGCCGAAAAGCTCTCAGTAACACTGAGTTGCAAGCATATGTTACTCGGGTGAACTTGGAGCGACAGTTCTCTGCACTTCAGCCAGGATCACAGGCGAAGAAGTTTGTCGTAGACCTCCTGGTTGGTGTCGGAAAGAACCAGATCACCCGAGTCGCCAACGACACCGCCGGAAAACAGGTCGGAAGCCTTCTGAAGAAGACGTCGGCATAGAGAGGAGGGTTGGCAAGTGGCGCTATCAAACAAAGCGACACCGATCTATTACGGTCAGTTTCGTGACGCGGTACTCCTTGGTGAGATCCCTGTAAATCGGGAGATTGCTATGGAGATGAATCGCATTGATGCGTTGATAGCCAATCCGAGCATCTATTACGACGACAAGGCTGTCGATGGATTCGTCCTGTACTGCGAAAACGAACTGACGCTGACGGATGGAAGTGACCTCCATCTACTTCCATCCTTCAAGCTCTGGGCTGAGCAGATTTTCGGATGGTACTACTACCAAGAACGAAGTGTTTACGTTCCGTCGCCGAAGAATCATGGCGGCCGCTACGTCAAGAAGACAATCAAGAAGAGATTGACCACGAAGCAGTACCTCATCGTCGCCCGAGGTGCTGCCAAGTCGATGTACGCTTCGTGCATCCAGAATTACTTCTTGAATGTCGACACATCGACGACGCACCAGATCACCACAGCACCGACGATGAAACAAGCTGACGAAGTCATGTCGCCTATCCGGACTTCCATCACCAGAAGTAGAGGCCCTCTCTTCAAGTTCCTCACCGAAGGTTCTTTGCAGAACACAACGGGGTCCAGATTCCTTCGTCAGAAACTTTCACCAACCAAGAAGGGTGTTGAGAACTTTCTCACCGGTTCGTTGGTTGAAGTTCGACCAATGGCCATCCCTAAGCTTCAAGGCCTTCGTCCAAAAGTCTCTACAATCGACGAATGGCTTTCTGGGGATCTTCGAGAAGACGTTGTCGGAGCAGTTGAACAAGGCGCTTCGAAGTTGGATGATTGGCTCATCATCGCCATCAGTTCAGAGGGAACGGTTCGGAACGGTTCTGGCGATACCATCAAAATGGAACTAGCCACCATTCTGAGAGGGGACTACCTTGCGCCCCATGTTTCGATCTGGCACTACAAGCTGGATGAGTTGGAAGAAGTCGGTAATCCTGCGATGTGGCCTAAGGCGAATCCGAACATCGGGCTTACCGTCACGTACGAAACGTACCAACTGGATGTCGAACGGGCCGAGAAGGCGCCGGCCTCACGAAACGACATCCTAGCGAAGCGTTTCGGCATCCCGATGGAAGGCTACACGTACTACTTCACCTACGAAGAAACGATCCCTCATCGCACTCAGGAGTTCTGGGAACTCCCTTGTGCACTTGGTGCCGACCTATCGCAGGGCGACGACTTCTGTGCGTTCACTTTCTTGTTCCCTTTGCGAAAAGGGTTCGGCGTCAAGACTCGAAGTTACATCACTTCGTTGACATTGATGAAGTTGCCTGGCGCCATGCGGGCTAAGTACGACGAATTCATCAACGAGGGAAGTCTGCACGTTCTCGAGGGAACCATCCTTGACATGATGGAGGTGTATGAGGATCTTGACGCCTTCATCGAGAGTAAAAGTTACGACGTTCGTTCGCTAGGCTTCGACCCGTACAACGCCAAGGAATTCGTCGCTCGCTGGGAAGCTGAGAACGGTCCGTTTGGCATCGAAAAGGTAATTCAGGGTGCAAGAACTGAATCTGTCCCTCTTGGAGAGATCAAGATTCTTAGCGAAGAGCGAATGTTGTTCTTCGATCAAGCCCTGATGTCCTTCGCTATGGGAAACGCGATCACGCTCGAGGACACGAACGGAAACCGTAAACTCCTGAAGAAGCGTCAAGAGGAAAAGATCGACAACGTAGCAGCCTTGATGGATGCTTATGTCGCATACAAAGCCCACAAGGAGGCGTTTGAATGACGTTCGATGAGGTGATGGAGCATCACGGTGTCAAAGGCATGCATTGGGGTCAAAAAAAAGCGCCGACACTAACGCCTGCCGATCAAAAAAAAGATGAGATTGCCAAGATAAATCGAAAACTCGATAATATCGATGCTAATCGAGTTCTTAATGGTCTTTCTTCTAGCGGTCGTATTCAAAAAAGAATGGCCAATAAAGAAATTAAGAAAGATCCGAATTTTCGATTTAGTAAGTTGTCCGAAGAGCAGAAAAAAGCATTCCGAGATAAAGCCGCCAACAAAGCAATTCGTGGACTTGCTGCTCGGGGTGCTCTTGAGGCCGGTGTCGTTCTTGGTGGCGGGGTTCTTCTAGTTAGCTCGATAGCTAGCGGAAAAGCAGCTCAGCAAGGAAAAGTCGCCTTCGCCGGACTCTCAGTTAAAGTTCTTCAGATGCAACTCAGTCAGATTAGAGACGTTCAAATCTCTAAGAAATTTAATAATCTCCATGCACGACGCGATATTCTTGAAAAGAAAAAGTGAGGTTCAAGATGTCGACAACTTTAGAAGAACTTCTTGAGCATCACGGCGTCAAAGGAATGCATTGGGGCGTGCGTTCAGCAACCACTTTGTCGACACACCCAGAATTGACCAAAGCTAGGTCTGCTGAGAGTGCTGACAGATTCGGTGTAGGCAGTGTTAGCCGGATTAACAACAGACTACACGCGGGAAAGACGTTCCAACAAGCGGTCCGTCGCGAAATCGCGCTGAATGTGGGCAAAGGCGTCCTCGCAGTAGGTGTGGTGGTAGTTCCTCTCGTGCTTGGGGAATTTGGTCCGCAAGCTGCTCAGGCCATCCACAATCGTGCCGAAACGAACCGAGGAAGAGCTTCTATCCCCGCTATCGGGATGAAGAAACCCCTCAAATTTACCAAGAGTCGTGGTGGAGTTCACAAGATCACAACCATGAAGTAGGCGTTCGCGCCCCATATTCCAGGAGGGAGGTGACGCATGGCAGGATTTACTTCACGTTTGAAGCACGCGTGGAACGCCTTCTTGAACATGGACCTCGTTGCACAATTCAAGTCGTACGGCGGTGGCGCTTCCTACGGGACTCGACCGGATCGTGTTCGACTGAACATTTCAAACGAACGATCGATCATTTCTTCGATCTACGCTCGTTTGAGCATCGACGTGTCAGCGATCGACGTTCGACACGTTCGAACCGACGACGCTCGACGGTATGTGGACGACATCGACAGCGGTCTAAACACTTGTTTGACGCTTGAAGCCAACATCGATCAGGCGGCTACAGCATTCAGACAAGACATCGCCCTGACCCTCTTCGATAGAGGAGTCGCAGCGATCGTTCCGGTCGACACAACGATCAATCCAGCGGTTTCGGGGAGCTTCGACATTAGGACTCTTCGTGTCGGAGAGGTCGTTGGATGGTTCCCGCAACATGTTCGGGTCAGTCTGTACAACGACCAAACAGGCCGACGTGAAGAGATCACTCTCGAGAAGAAGTTCGTCGCTATCGTCGAGAATCCGCTCTACACGGTGATGAACGAGACGAGCTCCACTCTTCAGAGGCTCATCCGGAAACTCAACCTTCTGGACGCCGTCGACGAGCAGTCTAGTTCTGGTAAGCTGGACATGATCATCCAGCTACCTTACGTCATCAAGTCTGAAGCCAGGAGGCAGCAGGCCGAACAGAGACGTAAGGACATCGAGTTCCAACTGAAGGGCAGCCAGTACGGTATTGCCTATACAGATGGAACCGAAAAGATCACTCAGCTGAATCGTCCGGCTGAGAACAACCTGCTCAAACAGGTCGAGTACCTGACCAACATGCTCTACAGTCAGCTGGGCTTGACCGAAGAGGTCATGAACGGCACCGCTGACGAGAAGGCGATGCTCAACTACATGAATCGTACGATCGCACCGATTCTGACTGCGATTGTCGAAGCGATGCGGCGCACCTTCCTCACCAAGACCGCTCGTTCGCAAAATCAGTCGATCATGTTCTTCCGTGATCCGTTCCGCCTCGTTCCGATCACTGAAGTTGCCGAGATCGCTGACAAATTTACAAGGAACCTGATCGCTTCTCCGAATGACATCAGGGTTGCGATCGGTTGGAAACCTTCGAAGGATCCACAAGCTGACCAACTCAAGAACAACAACATGCCGGCTCCGTCGGGGCCAGTGACTTCAGATCCAACAATACCGAAGGGAGACAACAGCCAAAATGGAAGCTGATTTCAGCGGATGGGCCACTAAGGCTGGTCTCAAGTGCTCCGACGGCAGGACCATCAGCAACACCGCCTTCACTCACATGAACGGCAAGAAGGTTCCTCTTCTGTGGCAGCACGGGCACGACAACCCGGAGAACGTTCTGGGACACGTTCTTCTGACTCCGAAGTCGGATGGAGTGCGTTGCGACGCGTTCTTCAACGACACGAAGCAGGGGAAGAACGCCAAAGCTCTCGTCAAGCATGGCGACATCGTTGCGTTGAGCATCTACGCAACCCAGCTGATCGAGAAGTCCAAGCAGGTTCTTCACGGCGTGATTCGAGAGGTCAGTTTGGTTCTTTCGGGCGCAAACCCGGGGGCCATGATCGACTTCGTCCGAGTGCAGCACTCGAACTCCGAAATCGAGACCCTCGAGGACGAGGCCGTGATCTACACCGGTCTGACGCTGGAACATGGCGATCAGGCCGACGACAGTGAGGAAGAAGACACTGTCGAGCACGCAGCAGGCACCATGACGGTTCAGGACGTCTACGACTCTCTGAGCGAACAGCAACAGGAAGTCGTCAACTTCATGATCGGCGCCGCTCTCGAGCAGGCGACCGGTACGAAGGGCGACCCGGCAGCGCACTCCGACATCAAGACCGACGACAACAAGCCGGGCGACGACGCTGGCGACGAGGGCACCAAGGAAGGAACCGAAATGGCGCACAGGAACATCTTCGAGAAGGGCGATGCTCCGGCGGTGGAGCGTCACGTCCTCTCGCACTCCGACATGCAGGGCATCGTCGCATCGGCCGTCAAGGGCGGGTCCCTCAAGGCCGCGGTCGAGGAGTACGCCGTCGCCCACGGCATCACCAACCTGGACGTGCTCTTCCCGGACGCGAAGACCCTCGGCGGCACGCCGGAGTTCAAGACCCGGCGGATGGAATGGG